ATGACATAGTATCGTATAAAAACTTACACCTATTTTCAATTCCAATCAATAAAGTTTCTAAATCTTCTTTGTGTGCAAAGAAAGCAACATTATCGCAACAAAATATAACAGCCTTGTAACATTTCCGCAAAAAGATGTCTGCGGCAAGTTCAATTATGCCGCCACACACTATTATATCCAATAATTTTGTTACTTTTGTATAAAGTCATTTTAATCTTAAAAATATCACAAGTATCTCATTGAATTCCAAACAAATACACTGAGGTATTTTTACTGAAAATTCTTGTCGTGCAACATTTGCGCACCAGAAATGCAAAAAGTGCCTCCGAAATCACTTCGGAAGCACCCCTTTTTCTACTCCTCGCACGACGCGAGAAATGAAGATTATATAATTATTAAACTTCGCAAAGATACGTCGAAAAACCGAGAAAACCAAAGCGAAGATGGCTTATAAGCGCAGAATGGATGCACCTTTGCTAAAAAGTGTTAATGTTGTGCGTTTTGTTGGTCAAAGTGTTGCATATGTGCTACAAAGGTACTATCTTTGTAGCAGAAATAAAAACCAAAACTAACTTAAAAACAAAAAAACTATGGCAACAAAAATCAATGCAGCAGACATTATGACAATGACATTTAATGCAGACCCATTTGATGCACACGATGTGTACGACGAAGAAGAACTGCAAGAAATGTTGGATAAAGCGTACATCACCGAATTGAGCGGTGATGACGCAGAGCAAGCGAGGGTGATGATGGACTATCACGCAGATAGCGATGTGAGAGTATGCAAAGGGGTACAGCCTGATGCTGATGGCTACTACAACGGCGATGTGTTTTATTTCAGCGTCGAGGGCGATAGCCCTGCAACCCTCGACGACCTTGACACACCATCATACTGCCAGGTGGTCGATACGAACACAGGTAAGGCAATCGTAGGCTTCGCCTCTTTTGCAGAGGCTGAAGAAATCGCCAAGAAGTACAACTTGGCGATACACTCATACACCAAGCGTGACGGCGAGAGGGTTTGGACAGATTGCGGATGGGAAGACGCACCTTTCGATATGCGTAGAGCTTTTATCGAAGTCGACCGCCTATCTCTCTACGAGAAGTCAGAGGCAGAAGGTCTTAGAGAGGACGCAGCGTCTTTTGACGAGGACGAAGAAGCCCTCGCAGAACGGTTGAACGACATCGCAGACATCCTTGACAAGATGAGCGAGAATGAAATACTCGTTGTATTTAACGATGTACCAGAGTTGGCATACGAGGTGTGGGATAGATATAAGGTAGGCTACCACGACTACGATGTGCATCAGTATGAGATTGGGTTGAAAAAATAAGCGACTATGCAAGCGATAGAACAATTGCCCGAACTGGCATTTCTTGCGGGTGGTGTATGCGATGAGCGTCACCTCATATACCACTTCCGCACCGCCAGTGTGGTTGAGATATTCGCAGTCGATGAAGTAGTACTCAAAAAGGATGTGGTGTCGTTCCGTTTCGCCAACATCAACGCCTGGGGTATCAAAGAGCATTATGTGGCAGCGTTGCATTACTGCGCTACGATGCCGAAAATAGAAGACCAAGCCGACAAAGAAATGCTTGTCGAACACGTACTGAAGCCAGCAGCCAAGTTTTTCTGCGCCGACAACGACGATATGGACAACGAAATTATAAACGAAGAATTAGCAAAATGGAATTAAGTAACGATATGCTTATCTACCGCAAGGTAGGTAAATTAATGGCTTGTGTGGATTTTTTATGGGATGGTGGTCTTACACCGACCGCAATCACAAATATATGCAACTGCCCATACCGATTGCAAACGTCACCGCAATTGGGCAAAATTTTGAGCAAGCCAGCAAGCACGAGCCCAGCAGAGCGAGGTGCCTATAAGGACTTGCTTGATACATACACCGACTTGACGGCTAACAGTGCAGACCTCCCCCACTTCGCAAACTGCTATCAGCAAGGCGAGATATGGATGGGCTACTATGCCGAGCGAGCCGAGATAGCCAAGTACCCAGAGCAGACCGAGAGCGTCAAACAAAACGAGAGGGCGCGGCTCGGCACGATGATCCGAGAGGCGAGGGAAGCAAAAGGTCTGTCGCAAACCGAACTTGCACGGCTGAGCGATGTTCCTCGGACAAATATAAGCCGTATTGAGAGCGGTCGCTATAATGTTAGTATTGATACAATCAGCCGTCTTGGCGCGGTGCTTGGAGTCAAGATAGCCTTAGTACCAAGCGTCGATGATTGATGATTGATAAACACCACACCGAAAGGGGTTGCACAGAGTGCATCCTCTTTTTTTTGTCGAACATCGTTCTACGACGGATTGTCGCAAACTTGTTTCGGCTTGTTGATGTCGTTCGCTGCTATGCCAAAACAGCGGACGAAGCGTTCAATGTCCGCTGCACGCTCTCGGCGTGGCACAATCCGATATAAGTCGATAGCGTGACGGCTATTCTTTTTCCGTGTCTTGATGATGTCGTTCTTCATAATGTTTCCCTTTCTTTTTCCTGCAACAATCGCACAGGAGCGGCGCGGCGTTGTTGTGTATCAACTGGGCAAGACCGCCAGCGAGATAGCCTCCTCCCATCTTGCACGCAGGACGTTCATAGGCAACCTTTACAAACAGGTCAAAGACCCCAATCTTGTCGGCTCTATGTCCGGTCACAAGGATGGAAGCAAGGCTTTCTCCCGTTACCGCAACATCGACGACGACATCAAGAAGGAGCTTGTGGACTTGCTTGACTGACTTCCCTGCCGAGATGGAAGCACCGCACGAAGCGTTCTAATTCTTTCCGCATTTCGGACACACGATCTTCGTGGCAGTCTTGTACACCGTCTTCTTCGGTGGAATGTATTTTACAATTGTTCCCATAGTCTTCCATAATATTTGTTCGCAATACTGAAAAGCAATTCAAACCATAAAGCGGCATAGGCGCACAGAAGCGAGGCACTGATGCAGTCCACCACATTCCATCCGAGGATGATGACGGAATATGGCAGACAACACCAGAAACTGAGGCATTTGGAGCACGTCAGCGGAAGCAGACGTTTCTTACCCGTCAGCCTTCTTGCGATTTCTTCTGCGAGACCGAGATGGTTCAGCAGCACGCAAGCCAACACTATCCGCACCAGATGCCACATTGCTATCCGGGAAAGGTGGCGGTAATGGTCACGTCAGTAACCATCGAATAACCATAAACGTTCCCGTTGCACTTCACGTTTGCCGGAGCCCGACTTGTCACACCCTGCGTAAGGGCAAGTGCCGGTGTACCGTTGCCCTTGAAGATGATGTCGAAAGACTCGGTGAACATCTTCACTTGAGGCTTGCAGCAACACTTGCCGTTGCGAGGCTGATAAGTCACTGTCCCCGTTGCCTGCACGGTGACAAACGTTGTTCCGCTTATCGTTTCCTGCGATGCGATGCTGTAGGAAACTGCGGACTGAGGTTGAATGCTCTGAGCGAGGCAGTATGCCTGGCAGAGATTCTCCACCACACTACAGGCATATTCCTAGGATGTGGCGGTAATTGCGATAGGTGTTACATTAATCATAACTATCCAATTTTTAAAGTTACCTGAAATCAGTCAATCGTTTCACCTTCATCAGGTGTGTCGGTGAACGATATGTCATTCGTTGTCAGACTCTCATATATCTTCTCAAGATATTTATTGTTAGCCGACACTGTCTCGTAGTTCTTCTTCAGAAGGTCGAATATCGCCTTCAATGCTTGCACTATGTTCATCGTTTGTAATGTTTGAGTATTCCGGCTCTTACAAGAGCGTTGGTGTTCCAAGCCCTCAGTGCTTCGGATGTCTTGGCGGCAGTGACCACGCATCCCTTTGACCGCAACTGGTTGGAGAAGTCCACCCATGCGCTGCGCATTCCGTCAGCCTCGTCCTTGCTCTCCGCATACACCGGAATCGTTATTTGCATTATTTCCATATCTCTATTCCAATGGCGGCAGGTCGGTGACCGCCTCTGCCGCTGTTTCCACTACACTGCCGTTGCGCAATGACCTTACCACGTTGTATGCCTCAAGCAGTCCGTCCTTGTTCTCCTTCACCCAGCCGAACACGCTCCCGGCGATGTTCTTCACCTGCTGCATCGTTGTCGGTGGCGGTGCGGTGACATCTGGGATGTCAAGTCCTCCTGCGACAAAATCATATAGTTTGACTGCCTTGTCCACATCACCCCTCGCTATGGAAAGGCATTGCATCTTCAAGTCAAATTTGCTTGTAGGAATCATCTCGTCTATCCGTTTAAGGTCAATATTACGTCTGAACAGTCCCATAACATATACGAAATAGCGGAAGACGGCAGACGTGCCACCGCCCTCCGCAGTCCGTTAGCCGTTGCAGCACGGTGTGCAACACGGCTGAGGTTGAGAATAAGGAATCGTTCTCACAAAGGAGAAGTTCTCCATCGCAGGATTGTTCGCATAGACGTTTGCCGCTGTGGCTGCCGCCTGCGAGTTCGCCGAACTACCGCTGTATGCTCCGGCTCCCACTGCAAGGTCGATGTAGCTCTGCACCGATGGAGTGCTGTCGACACGTTCCTTGCGCTCCATAAGGATTGCGTTCTCTCTGTTCTGTGACTCCATCTGCAACCCTGCCGCCACAGTGCGTACAAGGTTGTTGGTTTCCCCAATCATCTGCGAGTTGCCGTTAGCCATTGCCTCCGCCTTGGATGCGAATGCTTTTGCGGCAACCAATGCCAATGGGATGCCGAGGATGGCAAGACCCACACCTACCGCACCGAGTGCGATGCCTGTGGCTCGTTGTCCGCTATGTCCTCTCTTGTAGCAAGGGCGGCTCTCCTCTTCTCCCCAAGCGTTCTTGGCGACTCCTCTCATCGCCAACATTTCTTCCGCTGTCATAATGGTTTGATTTTAAATTACGGTCAATATCAACCGTACCCCAAATATCGCACGGAATCACTCGGTATCAAAGAAGATGCTTGCTATGTGCTTGCGTAGAGCTTGCAAGTTGTTTGCGTAGATTTTGTTTGTTGTTTTCCTGTTGTCAGCAGTCAGTAGATGGCGCACATTGGATGGCGTCATTCCGAACATCTCGGCTATTCTCCGCGGGTACAGACCGATGTCGTAAAGCGTCTGAATAACGAGCATTCTTGCGTCCACAACGTCAGCGTCGCGGCTCTCCGACAATATCCTGTCGCTCGGAATGTCGGATGCTTCTGAGGCGAATTTCACAGCCTCGGCAAAGATTTCGATTGTTTTCATTTGATTTTCCCTGTTTTATTTCTTAACTTTGCCGAACCACAACATCCGCTTTATCTTTAGACAAGACACAAAACGTCCGTGCGATTCAGGCATAATTGGCTCCCGACACCGCACGGATTGTGTGTTGATAAATAGGATGTTGTGGTGATATTTTATTTATGTCGGGAGCTTTTTCATTTCCTCATTTTCTTTATATTCAGCCAAATCACGACCGCCGACACAACGACGATGAACGCACCGATGGCTATGCCGCCGATGTCCTGCTTCGTCTTTTCCCATCGAGAGAGTTTGCGCTCCACGGGGTAAGGTACGGCAATGCTGTCCGTCTTGCTCCGATAGATGGTGTCGCGCTGCACAACGTACCGCTCGCGCCACCGCCACGCAGTCACCTTGATTGTGTCACCGCCGCGCTCTACGACCACCGAGTCGCGCACATACACGGAATCGGTGCGAATCTTGTTGACGTAGCAAGTATCGGTGCGCACAGACTCCACAGGTACATACTGCACCGACTTGCATCCGAGGCACATCACCGCAAGCACGGCTATCAGCACCCAGCCTATCACCACGCAGACATATCTGCATTTCTCGTCATCTCTCATTCTCAAAAACGTTTATGACAAAAGGAGCGGCGACTCCGACATTCGGAATCACCGCCCCAGCGTTTTTAAGCACATCTCCATTACGGAGTGTATCATTACGATATAAGCGTTTGTTGTTTCAACAATTTGCCGTGCGTTTTATAAGATATAATATTGTCGTGAATTAAAGCCCCGACAAGCACACTTGGATTGACATGATATTTTATGGAAATTCGATAGATATTGCTATAGCTGAAATTTCCATCGCCAACAATGGACTCTATCGCTCTATGTGGCAGCAGCATTTGACGTGCAAAGTCTTCTGCTTCTTGCTCTTTCTGAGGAATATTCAACCCCTCGCTTTCTATAAAAACATCTTTTTTCCCGTGTTTTAATATATGAGCAATCTCATGTAACAGGCTGAAACAAATTATATCATAACGTTTTTGCCTATCCGTCAGCATTATACACGGGATGTCTTGTATCCATCTAACACATCCCGATACCGGGGCTTTTGGTAGATGCTTGATATAAACAATCTTTATCCCACAATGATTTAGTAGCTTCTTGACCTGTTCCGCAAAATCTTTCGGGTGAGAATAAATAATGTCCAGCAGTGTTGGCAACATCTGCATTAACTTCACTTGTGAGTAGTCCGTTTCAACACTTTCTTTCTCAGCAAGAATTTCACCATAGCGAAGCCATGCAGACAAAGCATAAGGATTCTTGCTATTTTTCAAAGAAATCCGGTAACTAACCTTCAACTTTGAATTATAATACAAATCCTCCCAAGCCTCGTCAGAATCAATTCTAAAGAAACGCAACAGATTTGTGACTTTACCTAACGCATCAATCGAAGGCTCAATCCATCCATTCTCCACCATCTCTTTGTAAGGGAAATTCTTTACCCAAGCTATTAAATTTCTTTCTTTTTCTTCGGCTCTCTTCCTTGACCGGTAGGCATCATAATTATGCTGCTTGTTCATCCAAAAATGAGCTGGCACATGGGTCACTTTCTCAAAAGCCAAAGCCATATCGTCCGTTATTGAACTCTTCCCCGAAATGATAGCATGGATTGTTTTTTCGGGTTTTCCCGTCCTTATGGCGAATTCTTTAACAGACATACCTTGCTCTGAGATTGTTTCTGACAAAAACTCTCCAGGGTGATAATACACCGCCAATTTTGCGGGGTTAAAAAATTTCTTATTTGCCATGATAGTTAACTATTTCTATTATTTCAACACTATATACGTCAGACCAATTGAATCCATTTTCAACATCCACACTGACAGGTTTAATTATCAAGTGATATGGTTGCTCAACAGAACAACTGATTTGGCCTTTTCTATCTGCTGTCAATTCATGGAAATGTCCCGGGGCATATCTTAAATCCTCAAGCGACTCTGCATCAACAAGGTCTTGAATGCGCTTTGTAAATTGTCGATAGCGCAAAGCACCCATCTTTTTCGTGCCGTATTTAATGCTTTCAGCGCATTTTTCAAGTTCTTTGTCCTTAAAAATTATATCCATAAATCTAAGATTGACGCCACAAAGGTAATGAATATTTTAAATTACACAAAGTGTTAGCCAAAATATTTTTTTTTAAAATACGGTGATTCCGAATGTCAAAGAGCGCGTTCCGTTGTCTGGTTAATAAATCATTTCTTCCATAGTCGTTTCACTTGCCTTCGGTTCTTTCCGTCTGCGCGGAAACTGACGTGTACCCACTGACCGCCGTTCTCCCACAGCAGTTGGTCGAAGTCAAGGTTCTCTTCAATCAGTTTGAAGATGCGTGCGTTCTCCTCTCGGCTGCGCTGATTGATGTCGGCTGCCTGTCCTGTCTTGTGCTGTGAGCCAGCGACACCTCCGACAGCCTTGTTCAGACGTGGGCAGCGGTAGCCGCTGGAGATGTATATCGGCTTGCCGTACATCTCACGCAAAGGGTCGAGAACCTTGTCAACAAGGACAGTCAAGTTCTTCACCGCTTCGGCGGTCGGTGTGTTGTCTATCTTATTCTTTGTGGCGGTGTCGCTCCGTGTCAGTTCGTTCAATGTAAAATATTTCATCTCTTACGTTTTTTAATTATTGTACCTTTCAACGCTTCTCCAAGTTCCTTGCGCTTGTAGCCCACAAGCCCGAGAACAATCTTGAAGAAGTTGATTTTCACACCTTTGATTTCGCCCCAGTTGCTGATGATGCTGTCAAGTTCGCACAAGCACGCTATCGACATAAGCACCACGGCGATTACGATAGCGGAGCATCCGAGCGGTTCTCCGAGAGCCTTGCCGACCACAGCACCGAGTATCACGATACAAAGGTAGTCGGCGATTTTCATCATTGTTCGCCGCAGAGCGCGGCTTGCTCGGATGTCAACGTTGTTGGCGATGCTCTTATGCACTCCAAGCCACAAGTCTACAATAATCAGCACTCCAGCGAGAAGCATCAGCCACCGCATATTCCACAGCAATGTGCTGATTTCGCCGATGAACACTCCCATACTTGCCGTGCCTATGCGTAGGCTATTATTCACTGCCGTTCCTGTCATTTTTTTTCTTGTTTCATTTTGTGGTTTTCAATTATGTTCCTATCTTTGTTGTGTAATAATTAGTGCAAGGGCTTCGCCCGTGCGTATTATAATAGTTAGTAAGGCTTCGCCTGAGCTTTCTATAATAGACCGTGCGTAAGTGCGGCCTTTTTTATTGCCCAAATCCCACAACATCGTCAGTTGTTTCCGAAAGATAGTCCGTCACTTCTTCCACTTGCGGCACTTGCGGCACTTGCGGCACATCGCCGTTAGGATGTTCCTTCAACCACTCCCTCGCTTCCGCCTTGCACTGCTCGCAGTAGGCGAAATAAGCGTCATATTCCGCTTTCTTCGTGTCTTTCTGCCGCAGTATGCCAAGTTCCTCGCTGAGCGAGTAGCGGTTGCGGATAAGGCTGTCTACCTTGTCCTCGTAGGCTTTGGTATTGGTGACTTGCGGAATCTCGTCCACTTCCTCGCACTGCTCCACGCTGATACCTATTGCCAACCCTCTTTTGAAATAGTTGTCTGTGTTCTTGACATGCACATACTTATCTTCTGTGCTGAAAATCTCGTTGTTCTTTTTTTGTAACATATTCTATGTATTTTGTATAAGGGTTATATTTGTTTTCTCAGCAAGTGCCGCTATAATATCAGCGTCATCTTTCATTACATCATAAACTGCTTGTTGCAAACCGATAGTAATAGCCGTTGTTGCCTCGGAATTATTTATCATATACAAAACAGATTCTTTTGACAACACCTTACTGCCGTAGAATCTAATGTTTTTTGAAAGGTTCTTAATATTGATTGTTTTAATATTGCCTCCAATATTAAGACTATTATTGTCCGGCACATTGCCAACGTCGAAAGTACCCATTATTGTCAACGGTTTGGTGCAGCCTTGACACATCCAATTCATAGTCCTTATTGATAATCTAATAAAAGATTCATTCGAGTATCGCAATGGAATGAAATTAAGAACTTCTAAATTATCTAAGTTACCCGTAACTCCAAATGTTGAACCTAAGCCACAGTTAGATTGATAATAAGGACGTTTATAATCGGGACAAGGAATATTTGTTCGTGCAGAAGAATCTCCGAACCCTGTTAAGATTGGCAAACCTATCCACCACCCCCAAGTCTTTTCATATATCACCGTCATCTGTTCTTCGGTAATATCCGTCAATCCGTTCAGTTCGTAATACCCCGTTGTCTCGTTGTACTTCGCCCCTGCGGATATGTACAGGTCACGGAGTGTGCCGCTGTTCATCTTGGAAGCGTAGTCATAGATGTCGTCGCATAACTTCTTCGCTGGGGAAGTGCAACGATGAACATATTCGTCACTCTCTGTACGTTCTTCTACACCAATCTCATAAAGGGAATCCCCGACTGTCCAAAGGACAGTGACAGAACTGGCATCTTGAGTGATATTTTTCACTGCCACAACACATCCTTTTGCGTTATTATCCCCACCTATCACATTCCCAGGGGTGGGGGGAAACAATATCCCAGCGTCAGCGGAATAGCTTAAATCAAGCAAATCTCCTTTCTTACATCTAAGCCATTGGCTTCCATTAAAAAGCCCGTCATACACTACACTATCTGAGCTTGGCACGCTGCGCATCATTCCTCCTTTTGTCAAGGAGTAGTTGTCGTTGTAGTCAATCGACACTCTGAAGTCAAACGGAGCGGTTATCGGTTTGCCGTTCAGAAACGCTTGTAAACGCCAACGTTTCTTCTTGTTTTTGCGGTAAGAGATGCGTCCTCCAAAGGCGTTTTTCAAGGCTTTCTCAAGCGTCTCCTCTGTAGCATCATCGTTATAATGGATGTATGGCGTTCGTATGTTTACACCATTTACATCTGTTTGTTTTAGTATGATTACATATTGAATTATTTTTTGCGATTCTCCGAAGCCATTTTTAGTAAACAGCTCTAACTCTGAATATCTCTTCCCCGACCAACGATAGAGCACAACTTTGATATTGTCTATATCCGCAATGAATTTTGAATTAACGATAAGGTTCAAAAAACGTAGCGAGAAATACGCCTCCCTACGCGCGCCTGAAACGACTTCCTCGATGTTGGTCTGCCGACTACCTATATCCGCAATGTCCACTTGGTTTTTCTTGATTCGTGCATACACAGAACCATTAACAGAAGCGGCATCGCTTTTAGTGCCTATGCTGTCGGCAAGAGGTTTGACCTTCTTGTCAACCTCATTCTTGGTATAGTATCCACTCAAATCAATAGGAGTTCCCAACTCTTCCCACACAGAATGATCAGCTGTAAATATATCTTCAGTGCATACCCACTCCGAACCATCTTCGTTTGAATGCCATACATCACCTTTTTTAGCAAGTGCAATATCCTTGATTTCATCAGTAGTATCCTTAACCCCTTGCCAATTAAGCAGACCTACAATCTTATCACTAATAGCCTTGCTAACTGCAAATGTTGATGGAATTGTACCATTATTAGGATTTCCTAACGAAGTTGCAACAGGAAGTTCGTTTACCGACACCTTCCCTAATACAAGGTTGGCTTTCGTTTTCAACGCCGTCTGCAACGTGTTGATGTCCGCCGTGTGCTGCGCCACCGTCTTGTCGGTCGCATTCTGGGCGGAATCTATGTGTCCCACTGTATCTCTCAATTCATCAACGTCGTCAGCATTCTTGTTCAGCCGAGCGAATAGCGTTCCGTTTGCATCTGGATTGTCCGCGGGAGTGCCTACGTTCTGAAGCCGCTCATCAATCTCCTGTCCTGTCAAATTAATCTGATATGCCATACTATATTTGTTCTTTGGTTAATAAAATCTCTCCGTTCGCGTCCTTTGGAATGCCAAGATGCTCATCGACAATCCTCCGCACATCGTTCTCTGTAATCCCGCCGAAAAACACCTGTGCGTCAAGTGCGGCGGTCTGCAACTCAAAGTCCGTTGGCTGCTTGATGTCCGCCTCCTCCGTCGTTTCCACGATAGCGAATTGAGCAAGGCGCATTGAGCGCACTCCTTCATCCGTCACCTCCACCGCATACGTCCCGTTGCCGAGCAAGTCGGCGGCGATGTCCACGACAAGCACATTCGTGTCTTGCACCGAGTAAGGAACATCATAGGAAGCGGATGCCTTGCGGACACACACGCGGCAATGTTCCGTCGGCGTGTATTTCTCAGTCTTGCTCACTCCGCCCTCTGTCGTTGTCAGTTCGAGCGGTATCAGCAACCGAAATCTGTTTCCTCTTACTATTCTAATCATACTATTCACACTATATTAAGTTTTTCCAATTGTGTCCGTCAGCCGTGGCGCGAATGCCCTTGCCCGACACCTCCAAGCGGTATTGCTGATAAACCATCACACAGGCTTCGGCGGTCTGCTGTATGTACGTTCCGCCAGCGGTGGCGGCGCGGAATCCGTCCGCTGCGATTTCAACCATATCTGTCGGATATGTCACCAAGATGTTGCCGTTCGGTTCGATGCGGAACGATGTCGAAGTGACGGCATTCCCGTTGCCCCAGAACCACACCTTGGCAGTGATAGAGTGGATGCCCTCGGCGAGTAACACCGAGAGCGAATCAAGGGAGAGCGTCCCCGAGACAGACAAGTCGGTAGCGGCGGCTTCCTTGTCAAGCGCACCGATAACCTTGCCGTCAAGCAGCAGTTCAAGGCGTGCGCGGATGCGCCCTCCAGGGTATGCCAACGCGTCGGATACAAGCTCCGACACACCAAGCCCTATCGTCGGCAGTTTCGCCACCGCTCCGTTGGCAGTCTTGAACACATAGCCGCTCGCTTCGGGCAACGCAACCTCCGCGTGGTAGTAGTCCTTGCTCTCGTCTACATCAATCTGACCAGAGTACAACTTCATCGGGATGTCGACCGACGATGCCGAAGCGGTGAGATTGCCCCCCGATATGCGCATTCTCGGCTTTCCGTTCGCGTCAGTCAGCAATATGGCGCCGTTGTCAATGTCCACCGTGCCGAGAGCCGTCTTCGCTTGCAGACGCTTTGCGACAATGCTGTCAGCATCAATCATCTCGGCGTTTATCTTGCCGTCGCTTCCGAAAATCCGCACACGTGTAGTTCCGTCATTGCCGACAAACTCCGTGGTGTCCGCTTGCAGTATGATTCGCTTGTTCACGATGTCGATTCCCGTGCGTTCAAGCTTCAGTTCCTGAGCCTCGGAGTACGAAGTGTTGGGAACAAGACACACGCGGAAATCCGTCAGCGTCACCGTGGCGATGCTCTCGACAGTCAGCACAATATCGAGAGTGCTGACAAGCAGCCAAGAATCTTGCACCGTCAACACTTCGTCAGCAACCGATGTAGCCACAGCAGTCCCTTTCCCCGTCTGTATCGTCTTCGCCCATACAACCAACGACCCGCAACGCAATTGGATTGTGACAGGCTTCGCCGTCAGCAAGGCATTGACTACAGACTTGGCATCAAAAGACAGATATAGTTTCTGCCCAGCATACAAGCCGTCGGTAATGACGCTCCCCACGACCTTAGCCGCCGCCGACTGCACACTGCTTTTGATGAGTGTAGTCTTGTATGTCTGCGGCAGTGTTGCGTAATTGCGTTTCGGCTGACCGAGCGCATATACAGACATCTTGATTGCGTCTGAAGTCTGCTTTATCTCCGACGTGTAGCCGTTTGACGGCTTCCAATCATTGATGTTGTACAAATAGTTCAGCTTGCCTTGATAGGTAAACGTTTTCGCGTTTGAAACACAGCGGAGCAGTTCGTTCTTATACGTTCCGTCAGTTGCGTTCACCCACAAGTCGCCGACCTTGTATGGCTGGAATGATGGCTTCTCGGTGTACACCTTCGCCTTGCCGTTGATGATGTCGACAATATTGTCACCGCTACGGCTGACGAAATCGCCCGTAAACTTGTTCCCGTCTGGGGAGATAATCACAGGCGCATTGTCGTCCGAAAGCGCGAAAGTCTTGATGCCTTGATACATCTTGATAGACGGGCTTCCCACTCCGTATGACGATACCACGACCGCATTCTGACGCGCCTTGTCGGACTTGTTTCCAAGACAAACAATCGTGTCGCCCTTCATCGGAACGTCAGAGCCTTCAAGGCAGTCGGTAATCGATAAATCTATATAGTCAGTGCCGACACCAACCACAGCGCGCCAATAGTAGCGTCCGAGGGTCGTTCCATCGGCATTCTTCTTCGTGTTGAACTCACGGCACAGAGCAAGGTCGCCCACCGCGAATTGATTGTATATCGTCCGCTCTCCGTCGGTCGTCTTGAAGTAGCAGCGGTAGACGTTCGTGTCCGTGGCTTTCGCCGTCAACTGCTCTCCGTCTTTGTCGAGCAAGTCCGCTCCGTCACTGCTGCGCAATCCTATCTGCGCCGGCACAGTCTCAACTCTGTAGCACTCAATGCCAGCGGGCGATAGGATGTCCTCGCCGCCGACGTGGCTGACGTGCTTGATTTCCAATGATTCGAACACGGCACGCATCCGCACGAATATCTCGTCAATCTCCAAGTAGGAGCGTCCGTTGCGGTCTTTCATCAACTCGAAGCCGCGCCCTAAAGAACCCTCCATAAAGCCAGCCGACTGCAAGCCTTTGGCGAACCTCAGCAAGCCAGCGACATCATCATCGTCAACCGCGTTGACGAACTGACGCAGCGCACGGAGTGCCGAGTAGGCGTTCAAGTCAGTGGCTGGTGTCACATTGTCGTAGGAGCGGATGAGATACACACCGCCGCTTTCCGATTCTCTGCGCTGTCCTTGTGCAGTCAGAGCCTCCACCGACTTTGATAACGTGCCTATGGTGGAATAGCTCACCGCCTCGCCTATGGTGTACACTGGGTTGTCGTAGGGAATATCAAGCGGAATCTCCCAACCAATGACACGGCTTTTCCTCGGTGTGCGGAAGAATGCGGCGTTGACAAGCCGCACACGCTGACCGACATCGAGCGTGAATCCGTCACGAGCCACGTCGCACATTATCGTGCAGTCGTATGTCTGATTGTCGGTAGCCTGTTTCTTTATGTAGTCGACGGCGGTGGTGTAGAGTTTCTTCTCTGCATCGGCAACCATATCGCCCTCCGTCACAAGTTTGGCATCGAAGTTGATAAAAACAATCTTGTCGCCGACACTCGGCTTCAGCGTTTCATCGGGCAATTCACGCCCGTAGTCGGTGTTGTAGACAAGCTCCCACCGCTGCGCGTCTTTGTTCACGCTTCCGTCGGGGTGCTTCACTGCATCGTTCGCTGGGTTGAAAGTGACATCGAATGTCATTCCCGACAGCAAGCCGCTTTGGAACATCATCTGAATCGTTTTCCCTTCAAGCAGATATTTGCGGTCAAAAATGAAGCCGTCAACCTTGCACCAATAGATAGGGATTTTCTTGACTACGTTTCCTTCGCTGTCTTTTATGGGCGCCGTCCGATACACAAACACATTGGTAATCGTTGCGTCTTGCTTTGGATAGACATCATCGAAGACGATCGTATTCTCAACCACTTCCTCGGACGGCATCTCCGTGTTGGCGTCGGCATTATATGCGGCATCGGTAATATAGACGCGGTTGCCCTCCGTGTCATACTTGTACAGGTCTATGTAGTCCGTGCCTTTCGGCAGCATCAGCCTGTCGGTGACTACACCTAGAGCGACACTCTCGCCTCGGTCGTTCTTGCGGTAGTTGCGCAGATTCCTGTCAGAGCCGTAGACGTAGAACCTTGTGGCAAAGTCGGCTGAAGACTTGGCGTTGCCCATATCGCTCACATTGTCACCGAGTGTCAAGTCTACGGATTCCGTTTCCTCGCCGAATTGACATTTTCCGAAGTAGATGATGTTCCCCACAATCCACCACTCGACACCGAAAGCGTCGGCAATCAATGTCAGTGCGTCGTATATGCTCGTATTGTCGTAGGAGACAAGCACGCTTTTGCTCGCTGTGTCTTCATCGACTCCGTGCAACTGCACGCGGTAGTCCATTCCCAAGCAGTCGAGGTTGTCGATAATTGCCGCTTCCGCCTGTGTGATGATGTCGGCTGTGAGATTCCACGTTGATTCCTTGCGGTAACGCTTCTCCACGTTGTCCACGTTCTGTTTGTAGACAAGCATCGAGATTTTGTTTTTCCAAGCGTGGTGCGGTGCCTCGAATTTCAATTCGTACTCATATCCGCCTGTCGTCTTGCTGATGTTCGGCTTCTGGTCGGAGACAATGACAAAGCGTCCGAAGTCGGTATCGATGTAGTCTCCGATTGCGATGTATAGCGGCTCGGCGACCACGAATTTCAGTGACACATAATCATCGCCCATGAGCGCGAACCGCCGCACAGAACCGCTGCCCACGACCACCGTCGCGCGCTCCTTGCCTGTGCTTGTCCTTATGCCGATTACTGCTCTCATCTGGTTCTGTTGTTCGGGTTTGGTTCGATGATCTTCAGCGTGAATTTAGCAAGTCCGTCAATTAACTGCGAATACTGACTGCACGACTGAAAAAAGGTGCGATAGACGACATCTGGCTGCCATCGTGTCGAGATTTCGAGATAACCCCCAGCGAGTACGCGACAGAACGCATTGTACTGCGCAATGAAGTGTTCTTCATCCGCAGCGATTAGGTGCATATCCAACGAGATTGTACGCTCTGCGAAAACGGGATTGTTGTTTATCAATCTTGAACCGTGTTCGGTTCGCGCCGTGGTCTTTATGTAGTCTTTCATCTCGGGAGGTGTCATCAGTGATGTAAGAGCCGTTTGCGACAGGCTTACACCCCACGTTGTGTAAGCATCCTTGCCGTTTATAATCAAATCACCTTTCATATCAATTCATTGTTTTTTTATCCAGCGATAACTCGCAAACGTGTATTCATTTCATCTATCTTTTCTCCGAATTCATTGCGTATTCTCCGCGTATCAGCGGCAATGTCTTCAAGATACGATGTCGACCGATTCATAATCGTTACGACCTCTTGTAGCAATGTGTTTCTCACAGTGCTTATCGCTATTGATGTATCCATTTTGTTCAGCAGGTTCAATACATCAATATGTACATTCTGCGCCGTGATCTGTAACATTGTAAAGCGACCGCTCAATTCCTCAGCAGTGTCCTGCGACATAGCTTCGAAACCGCCCGAGTCGCCACTCTTCTGAGTATAATTGTCGTAGCCTGTAAAGTCGGCGATATTATCGCGAATCTCCGTACCTTTTTTATAAATCTCGTTAAGCGCATCCTTGAAGTAATCTTTCTGTAGCTCTGTCAGAGTGCCATTACTGAGTGCTGTTACATAACTTTCATACCACTGCTTCAGATCCTTGTCAATTAAATCTTGCAGCGCGACTGACAACAACGCCCGCTGCATTAGTTCGGTAAAGTCATCAGCAAAGTCCTTTGCATCCTTTGACATATCCATCAAGGCTGAAACGAAATTATCTTTCATCGTATCAAAAGATACCTTCGCGATGTTCTCTTGCCACTGCTTGGTATATTCTTCAATCTTTTCGGCTTGCTCTGCATACGCTTGCAGCTTTTCAAGAACGTCTTTGCCAAAATTCCCTTCGCCTGTGCCGCGGATTGCTTCTGCAATATCGACATTAGCAAGAAGTTTCTTCATTTCTTCGGGAGTCAATGACCAAATGTCGCCGTTGAAATTTGATTTGACATTCTTTTGCGCCCACGCTATTTGCGAGGAAGATAATCCCTCCCAATAGTAATTCCAGCTGTGATGCCCTTTCCAATACGATGCTTGCGCTTTGGCAATTTCGAGCAGATTATTGTTCGTTTCCGCCTGATTCTTCTTTGCTTGTTCGTAAGCTTCGTTCGACTTGAAGATATTATCATCCTTAATCGATTCATTCAATGAATCGATTGAGTTCTGCAACAGCTTGTTCCTATCGGTAAGCGATTCTATTGTTTTGGCAACTTCTTTAGAGTTTCCTTCTAAGCCAAAAAGATCGTCTATCTTGAACCAATGCGCAATACCGCTGACAAGATTCATAATGACATCTCCAGCGTCTTTGAATAGAGAGATAATCAAGTATGGCAATTGCTCTATGATTGAATTTATCGAATCAATAAGTTTTTCCATCATTGTGTCGATAAATTCAGTCGGAGCATCACCCATTGCGTCAAGAATCTGTAGAATCGCACCGACAATACCGCCAGCTTTACCACCAAGTTCGCTAAGGGCTTTCCCGATACCATCAGAGCCTTTGAACAACGATGTGACAAGCTTCGTTATCCCGTTCGCGAAATTATACAACGAGCCGTTTGACATCTCGTTGAGATAGTTTGTGAAATTACTGATCCCGTTCGCTGCCTTGCTGACGCTTGTGCTTAGATTGCTGCTTGTTTCATTAACTTTTTGCTGGGCGTTCTGCACCTCTTTGCCTGTGTCCGCAACGTTCGCTTTTTCAAGATTTACACGCGTCTGCGCGATTTTCGTAGCGTCATCAGTAGTAGCGTTCGCAAGACCCTTGTTCGCTTCTTCAAGCTGACGAACCGCGGCACTATGTGCGTCGGTTTTCTCTCGCAAGTTCTTAACAGCGTCTTGATACAATTTCGCCTCTTTGTCTATATCGCCCCAAATGCGGAAATTGAACACAGATGTAGACTTACCCCCTGTTTCCAAACGTAATTGTTCGCGAAGATCCGTATAAGTTTTCTTGTCCGTTGCTGATAGTGCCTTGAATTCGTCAGTCTGAATATAGTCCTCGACTTTCTGCAAGGTCGCTTTGGCAACATCTTTAAGGATGTTGCCCACTCCTTGAAATGTGGCGCTCCAGTCAATGCCCATCGACAACGATTTGGCATTAGCGTTCGATATTTGCGAAGCTTGTTCTTTCTGCAATGCGGCGATGCGCCAACGTTTGGTTTCTTCGCTATCACCGCTGTCTTGCACATCTTTGATTTTCTGTGCATATAATGCAGCAATAGCGTATTTCTGTTCTTGTAACGTTCCGTACTGCTGAAGATAGTCCGACATCGCTTGCAGTTCCGCACTAATGGTTTCTCGTTCAAGTTCAATGCGTGACTTTTGCCGACTTTTCTCATTGTTTTCATCAGCCTTTTTCAAGGCGGCGCGTTGCTCATCAGTCAACCCATCAATACCTACAGAATTGCCAGCTTTCTTGTTCTCGGCAATCCAGTCACGACGTTGTTTCTGTATCGTTTCTTTGCGCTTCTTATACTCATCTTCAATCTCACGCAGACGTTTCTCGCTGCCTTCGTGCATAATAGCCGTTTCGTCGGCTTCATTCTGCGCTTGCAACGCAATTAATTCTTCATTGAGTTTCCGCTGTGCTTGTTTGCGCTTTGCAGCTTCTCTTTCTTGTTCCGCCGCTTTATTTTGATGAGTCTTGCCACCCTTATTTATCTTAGCCTTAGTCCTATTGTATTCTTTTTCAGCATCATCAAGAGCCGCTTTCAAATCATCACGCTGCTTTGCGAATTGTGCCTCAGTGAGTGAGTTTGACTTATTCGCGATGAAATCATTGTATTTCTTAAGGGCGGCTTCGTAGTTCTTCTTCGCATCGGCGACATATTTATCACTTGACGCGCGAGGCGCGCTGCGTTCGTTATCCTCGCGTACAAGCGTATTTATTTGTGCTTCGAGTTCTGATAGAGAGAAATAGCCACGCAAAGCCTGTGGACCCGAAATGATGTGTCCGACTTTTTTGCCGTTCACCTTCATATCGTTCCGTAGTTTTTTTCGCTGTGCGATAATAGTCTTCAGGTCTTTGTTGCTGACACCAGACAAGTCGTTTAGATATTCAGCAACGTTCTGCTTTTCCTTTGAGCGGCTTAATTGCTGAAATCTTGTTCTAAGACTTTTCAGTTCCGCCTTCTCTCCTGGTGTCAGCATTGTAGTGTAAGTTCTCACACGACCGCTGCCATCTATTGTAGAGTAAGGCTTATTCAACTTTTCGAGTTCCGCGATACGCTTATTAACTTTGGCGGCTTCGGTGGCTACGTTCTTAATACTGTTTTTCCCGTCGAGTGCAGCGATTTCCTCCTTGATTGTCTTGATGTTTTTCAGAACATCGTATTCAGTTCTGTATTTTTTGAAGATTTGCGGATAGTACTGCTCGAGCGCAAACAACGCATCACGGCGCGCTGTCGTGCTTGTCGCTTCATCGCTGGCAATCTGGGTCAACTCCTCGATTTTCTGCCGATGTTCTTCTTCTTTCTCTATTACTTTCTGCTTCTCCTCATCATATTTCTCTGTCGCCTCTTGTACAAGTTCGGCTTCTGTTTTCATCGACGCTAAAGCAGCAACGACACCAGCAATAGCCGTTGCCACAAGCACGTATGGATTGCTCAACATTGTCGCATTAAGAAGTTTCTGCGCACGCTCGACGAGAACCAACCAATTGTAATGGATTGCTTCTGCTGCTGTTGCCCATCCTTGTGCAGCAGCGACTGTCATAACCGCTGTCTTGTATGCTCCGTATGTAGCGACAAGTCCGAGCAACATCCGCCCGAATTGCTCATAATGCTCAACAATATACGATACCCCCGATAAGGTAGTATTGATGATACCTTCTGATTGTTGGCCAAGTTTGTTAAACATAACATCGATAGCATCCTCGATGTTGCTTATCTGTCCTGTAATGGTTTTAGACTGCTCATCCATCAAACCTCCAAAGCGAGAGCCAGCGGATGTCATATTATTAAACGCTTGCTGAAATACATCTGACGTGACGCGCCCAGCCGTTACCATATCGCCAAGTTTGTCGGTCGTCGTACCGAGAACCTTTGCAAGTTCCTCGGCAATCGGAATGCCTCGCCCTTGGAATTGACGCAAGTCTTGCGTAAACATTCGCCCTTGCGTCATCGTAGTGCCATAGAGATACACTAAATCACCCAAAGGGATAGACAAGCCAGCGGCGACATCACCGCAACGTATCAAAGTGTCGTTAACATCTTCAGCCGCGATTCCATAGGCGAGCAACTGCTTGGCGCCCTGTGCAACGCCTTGCAAGTCAAACGGAGTGGTGGCGGCAGTCCGCACTAATTGCGACATCAAAGCATCAGCTTTCTCCGCACTGCCGAGCATCGTTCGGAATGCAACATCGAGTTGCTGAAACTCTCCGCGTATCTTGACAAGATTTTGCACAAGTTCTTTCGCGCCGAAAGCCAAGCCCGCAGTTGCAGCAAGTTTACTCAACTTGTCTGCGAATTTGTCAAGACCTGTTCCTGACTCTTCGGCAACCTTTGCTGTTTTGTGCATTTCAGTCTGTATCTCGGCAAGTTTTCTCATCACTTGCTGGTTGTTGACGCTTATCGTGAAATTCAATTCTGCCATATCTATCCTCCGAATAATTGGCGAATCAACGCAGCGTTCTGCGGATCATCACCGTCCAACACTTGGCAATCACCATTCTGTACACCCAGTTTCCGCATTTCGTCATCATTGAGATAAGCGGTATTCAACGCATCGGCAATCAACATTTGCAAATTCGCATAAGAGATACCCCAGACGACATACTGCATTGTCCAGCCATATCGCTGACAAGCATAATCAATCAACGAGCCGTACACGCTACGACCGCCGAATGAAACAGTCTTTGATGTTTTTTTCTGCATCGCAGTGATACGCTCACGCATCACTCGCTCAACGTCAAGACCGATATGTTTTGCAAACATCTCTACGTCTGTCCATCCAAGTGTCAGCATATAGACACTTGCGAGCTGTTCGGCATTAAGTGCCGCAAACTCTTTTGTTCGGTTCTCGATGAGAGCGGCATCAAACAAGTCATACCGCCGACGGAAACTATACAACGCAAGGATGCGGCACACATCATCTTTGTGCGTGCTGCACACTTTAAGCATCTCTGCGAAAACATTAACCTTAAGGTTCTCTGTGCTGAAACCAAGCGATTGTGTGATTGGCGCGACGAGATATGTCACACCAAGAGATGGCGGATAAAGGCAGTACCTTTTGCCGTCAATATCAAAGGCTATCGGACGTTCGATAATCGTATCGATCATCTGTGCTTCTATGTCTTTCCGCTCATTCATATAGTGCCCGATGTCGGATTCGAACCGACAATGCCACCTTCACAGGCGCGCTTTGCCAATAGCCAATCGGGCGGCGCGGTAAAATCTATGGAAAACCCGCGCCCAACATTACCTAACTCAACTTAACTAATCACTTAACTTGTATTGCTATGAGAAAAAACCAATCTTATGCGTCTGCACCAACCTCGATTTTATCCTCCGCACCTGTCGTGTCGGATGGATCAATTTCGATTTTACTAATCGTGCCTGCTGGTTGTTCGGTGACGATCACCTGTCCCCAATAGATTTGCTTATGTTTCGCGTCTTGCTTCAGAGCGTCGAACGTGTAGTTCCACACACCGCCATCAGCGGTTGTGAATGTGTCCTCTACAGACGCAGCCGATTTCAAAAACGCAAAACCTTGCGAGGCTGGATTCTCTGGCTGAAGCACAACGGCATATTGACCGCCAATGACACCATCATCAGCGATAATAGGCATCGCACGACCTTCAACCGCACGGATGTTCAATGCAAGCGCGTATGTGTTGCGATTGTATTTCACATCCTCATTCTCGCCACCTTCAATTTTGGCTTCGTTCTTGTCGCCTTTGGTGGTTGATAATTGGGTAGAACCTTCAACAGGAGTCGGTAACTCAATCCAAGAGCCGCCCCCTCCAAGCTTCTTGACAAAAATTCGGGGCTTACCCCACGCTAATACTGCCATATCTGTTACTCGTTATAATTCTGAAAAAAAAGTCTATTATTAATCATCTGTTCGTTTCTGCCGTCCACGGCGTACACTCTTTGCGAGTCCATCTTCCACCGCCAACCGTCGCCGAAACGCAAGCCCAAAACATCATCAGACAATCGACAAAGTTCCCGTAGGCGCGCATCGTCGGATTCATACGCGGTACGTCGCCTAAGGTCGGGAACGTATATATTGACATTGATATATGCCTCTTGAAACTCTCCGTTTTGATTCGCCAAAACGGAAATGCACAAGTCTTCGGTATTGGACTCGCCTGGTCGTCTACCTTTGTAGCAGTTGCCGTTGATGTTTTCGGCAAGAGGCGAAGACTTGACATAAGTCCAAACCAAATCCATAATCTCAATGTCTGTTTTCATCTCTTAATCTTCGATATTTGTGCTTCAAGTCGTGCCATGACTTTTGGTGTTTCTGCTCTTGCCCACAGCTCTGTATTGGCAAGAACATCCTTCGAGTCGATGGCTTCCACATACGACGCATAGTTCATACCCGCGACAACTATCAATGCCCACTTCTTTCGGATTCCGCTTGCGACTTTAGTAGCATAGCTCTTGCCGTCAGTCGCACCTTCTGCGCCGTTCCCCACTACAGCAAAATCGGATATTGATATGACATTACCATTGTGTACCACCGCATAGCCGATTGACGAGCGAAGATTGCCAGTTTGGTCGCACCAGCTTTGCGCTGCCGACCTTTCGCGAATCTTCGCAACGCACATCTCGCCAAGCCTTGACAGAGCGTTGAATATCACTTTGTCAACACGTTCTGCGATTCTCTGCGCTTCATCGTTAATTCCTTGCATCTGTACAGAAATAGGCATTGTCATCCAATTTATCCAAGCCAAAGTTTGTATTGAAGATTGTACGGAACGAACCCTTTGACTTCAAGCTCGAAAACTTTGCCGTAACGTGTAAGCCGCACTCGTTCTCCTACCTCAAACCATCTCACTCTCGGAGGTAGAAAAGCGGTGAACGTATACTTCCGCGTCACTCCATCGTCGAACAATCGCTCTTGTGGCTGTCCGTTAGCATCGGCAAGACACTCGTTTTTTTCATCATCGAGATATGTTTCGCCTTCGTGATAGTCACCAAGTTCATCCTCATATCCATCGGATGTGATGTATCGTTGTATATAGCCGTTCGTTCTCATCTCACCACATATCAGAGCCGTTGTCAATTGTCGTCGCGTCATCACCGAGAAATTCAGAAGCATCCAAGCCGCCTTGCTTGCACCACCAAGCAATGTTTCTTCGCACTGCCGCTAAATCTGTCGCAGCCGAAATTCCGTTCTCGCTGCGGCTTGTTTCTACCCAGCCACGAACAATACCTATGGCTGCTCGCAAAATCTCAACATCTTGCGGCATTGCCGTTGCTTCAGAATCCAAGCCAGCGTTTACAAGCGCGAGTGTCGCTGCGTCGGTATCAACATAGCAGGTGTTGCAAATCAACTTGCATTGCGCCTTGAGTGCTTCCAAATTAGTCATATCAATAATCCGTTTTAAGCGTGTAGATATTATCCATCTCGGTAATCACTGGGAGCGAAAGGCTCTCAGCTTTCGTAAACTCACCCTTGTTGGCGCCTTTTGTTTCGCCCACGTGCCATTTGGAGACGCGGATGCGCCCGTAATTCGAATATGACACATCGCTCTCTGGATTGAGCTCATTGTCTGAGAATGCGTTCTTGACAACGCCGAGCTTGCCAGCTGGAATAAAGACGATGTTCTTCGCGTTGAACGGATTTACCGATGTGATCTTGCCATTGTCTTGAACGCGCACCTGTCTACGGATCTTTTCAAACTGCGGATAGCCGTTTGCTTCAAGGTAAGCATTGATGTCGGATAACTGCACAAGCCTTGAACCTTTGTCTGTACCCCAAATCATCTGCTTCATCTTCTTTGTGCGGCACATATAGGCAATCACACTCGGAGCGGCGAGAACCTTGCCGAGAACAGTCTTGTCGTCAGCAGTGTCAAGTATTGCTTGAATATCCTCCATGCAATCCACAGAGTCAATGTTCGCCTCCGTCCATTTTGTTTTCGCTTGTGCAATATTGCTTGCAGGCTGATTGTAGTCGATTGCACCACGAACACCGCCTTCGGGGTTGTTCTTATTGTCAAACGTGAATTTTCCTTCGTTGGACAGCGCGCCAAGGAATATCATATCCAAGCGTGCTTCAACACCATTGACAACGGACGACACATCGCCCCACATCAAGTCGATAAGTTTCTGCTTCTTGACACTATCAGAAATTGCCTTCGTGTCCATAATCTCGAGAATCTTGCGATAATCTTGCATAGACATTGGGCGAGTGATAGCGTGGTTCAGTACGCGCTCTTTAACGGTGTCAAGTCCGTTTGAACCAATGATTGGCTCTTTAGAGTTGTCGCCAATTGTGGCTGCTGCAATAGTCACATTGTACTTGCCAATGATTTCCTCAAAGTCAAGACCAATAGTCGGAGTGTCCCAGTCAAGGTAACTGCGATATATCACTTTGTCGAACAACTGCTTGTTCAGTTCAGACGCTTTATCAATTCGTGTCTGAATGTTCCTTGTTAGTTCTCCGAAAATGGATGAAAAAACTTGATTAGCCATATCTTACCTCCTTTCTATTGTTTAATGAATAAAATGTTGTGATTTGTCTTCAAGAACGCACCGCCATCAAGCCAATCGGCTGGGAATTGCGGACAAACGTCCTTCAACGCAACCGCTGAATAAGCGACATCAAGTGTCGTCATTCCTACTGCACGAGAAGTGTAGTCGGCGCCAAGAATCGTATTTGCCTCGTGCGCTTGCGAATAAGTCGTCGCGCTATCACCTGTGTCTTTGACTGCCTCGATAAGGTAATCACCCTTGGCAAGCGTTGCCAAAGCTGCGGAAAATTCCACAACATCGTAATCTGGGTTTGAGCGGTCAACACTCTTGACAGTTACAGCAGCGTCTTTCTTGCCGATTTTCATCACGGTGTCGCCAGCGTAGAAATGATTGTTCTTTGTAACGCGAGGCTTTGTCGTTGCGCCTCCGGCAACAACTCTGCCGACCTTGACAATCGTAGCAGTCATTGTATCGAAGTCAGCGCACACAAGCGCGCCACGAGGGATGACATCGCCAACTGGAATCGATTGACTGCAATTGAAGCCGCCTGGAAGCATACGAACCTCAGTGCGCCAAAACGCATCAAGATTACCAGCATAGGTCGTTTTCTTAAATTCAATAGCCATAAAGAATTTGTTTTAAAGGTTATAAATCGGGCAGCTTTTTCGCCCACGCTTCGGCGTCGTCCTTAGCCGCCTGTTCGGACGATGACGTAATGCTCGCCTCAGTTGACGGCATTAGTTTGTTGGTGATAAGATCCTGCTTGTATTCCGTCAACTCTTTTTCAACATCTGCGTCATCCGCTATTGCGAAACGCTTCATCAGAAAATCAGGAATGCCCAATCTTTTCGCCGTTGCTGTGATGTTTGCCGAACGTTCAGCCTTCTGCTTCTCCGCTTTTAAACTCTCGTTCTCGGCTTCAAGCGCCGTGAGTTTTTTGTCGGTTTCCACCTTGAATTTTTTGAACCACTCTGGTTGGTCATCATCAGCTTTTTTGGATGTGTCGTCGTCGCCATCACCATCGTTGATGGTTTTCTTCTTCACAACCTGTTTCTGCGCCTTGCGTGTCACTTCTGCTTGCATCAAGCGAGCATAAGGGACTGCCGAATTCGCCTTTTCTTCGAGTTCTTCATCAGAAGCCTCGTCACTAACGCCCTCGCTTATTGTTTCAGCAATATCTTCGATGGCTTTTTTTGTCAATCCAAAATCCTTGCATTTGTCTTGGAGCAATTCTAATAGTTTCTTATTCATAATATCACGCGTAAAAATTATTCGTTTGCCTCGCGACAAATATAAAAATAAACCGCTTAAAAAGCGGTGTTTACCAAACAAAAAAATCGTTGTTTTTCAAACAAACTTCAAAAAAGTTTGCCAAACTCGGCATTTTGTTTGCCAAACATTTGCACGTTACAAATATTGTTTGTATATTTGCAGTGTAAAAAGCAAGTATTAAATACACCGCTTAATAAGCGGTCAAGAAAGATTATTAATTATTAAACTTATAGAAATGAAAGATTATCAATTATTAGACTTCAACGAGTCGATGAACGTTGTAATAAGCAACAATGCGACCGAGTACAAACCAATCGTAATCCGCTACGGAATTATGTACGACCCAGCGGATGAATTTCGCCCAATCAACGCACCAGCGAAAACAAAGAAACTTAGCGACACTGTGGCAGCGGAAGCACAAACAATGATTGATAACGCTCGGAAATCGTGGAAGCCATCAATAAAACAAGAATCAGCAAAGCCAGCAACAACCGAAACTACTGATAATGTTTCAACATCAACCACACCACAAACATCACTCAGTGCATCTATTGCGGAAGCAATGGCTAAACTATCAGTGGATGCGATGATTCAATTCGCAAAACCACAAATTGATAAATACATCTCTGACACATACGGCGCCTTGCCTAAAATCATCGAAGTCAAATCCGATAACGGCAAGAACAAAGTTACAGGAGCGACGCACAAAGAATTTGAAACAATTCTGAAACTTGTAAACGCAGACATCCCTGTTTTCTTGACAGGCCCAGCGGGATGCGGAAAGAATGTCATCTGCAAACAAGTTGCGGAAGCTCTCGGCAAAGAGTTTTATTTTTCAAACGCAGTCACGCAAGAATACAAAATTACGGGCTTTATTGACGCAAACGGAACATTCCACGAAACGCAGTTTTACAAAGCATTTACCCAAGGTGGGATATTTATGCTTGACGAGATTGATGCTTCAGTGCCAGAAGTCCTTGTGATTCTTAACGCTGCAATCGCAAACCGATATTTCGACTTTCCTAACGGACGAGTGCAAGCGCACAAGGATTTTAGAATCGTCGCTGCTGGTAATACGTTCGGGACAGGAGCGGATGCAGAATACACAGGACGCTACCAGCTTGACGCATCAAGTCTTGACCGCTTTGCAATCGTTGAGATTGACTATGACACGAATATTGAAATGGCAATCGCTCGAGGAGCGGTAGATATTGTGGATTTTGTACACGCGTTCCGCAAGGCAGTCAAGGCTGCGGATATGCGCTATACGGTTTCTTACCGAGCAATTGAACGGCTTGCAAGCCTTAGAAGCGTCTTCGATGTGAAAAAAGCAATATCACTTGCGATTGTCCGAGGTATGGCGATTGATGATTTGCGAATCATCGCAAAAAACATCAAAGATGATGAAGATAACGAATATGTGATGACGCTTAAATATAAATTGGCTAAATAACACGACTATGGCAAAGAATATTGAAATCGAGAAATTCGCAACAATCGATGCTTTTGTAAAATCTTTGAACACTCGAGAATTGAATCCAGCATTCAAAAACAAGGGAGAAATAGCAAGCAAAAGAAAAGGGAATAAGGATTTTTATAAAACAGACACATACGAAGAGAGCGAGGAATTACTAACTGGCGGATATAGAGAAGGTCTGTCTGTAATACAGAGTGAGAAACGTGTGAACAATTATAGTTCTATTAAACGGAACATTCCAACGGTTGGCGTTGTGGGTTTCGCCCCACACGTTCCGAACGCGATTGCGGGCATTCCACAGTCAATGGTATCTGTCAAGACGCGCAATCAGAAATCCAAAATCGTGAGCATCATCTATAACAACAGCGCAGACAGTTCGACAACGATAAGTCAACTCGCTGTTGCTGGAAGGCACGTTCTTGATGTCGTCACAATTCTTGAACGTCAAGGCTATAGGGTCAATGTCGACATTTTAACAACGGCTTGCACTGCTACACAAGTAGCGATGTGTTTCGTCCACGTCAAGGACGCTTTGCGTGCAATTAACCCACTGAAACTTGCATACATCCTTGTGCATCCATCATTTTTCCGTAGACAAGGATTACGTTGGATTGAAACCTGTCCCAAGATTACAGACGAAACATTTTCCGACGGCTATGGCTATCCGTTGATATGGCTGGCGAATAAAAAGAACGAGTCTGAAAGAGAATGGATGAAGCGGCACGGACTTCTTCCCGATGGTGTTTTCTTCACTTGCTACAAAGAGGCGGTTAATAATAACGCTGAAGAGTT